CCCTCCAAACCAACAAACATATTATACAACTCTTCTAGGAACTGTGGATTTTTCTTGGGGTTTGTTGCTAACTCTTTCAGAGTCCTATTGTCATAGGGAAATTTTGTTAGTGTGCTGTTTCTGACCATAATTGACTCCAGCACACCACCACCTATCTTACCAGCAGCTGCTGACTTGCCTTTGACTTCACCTTGCCAACTCTTTGCATTGTCAAAAGTTCTAAGTTGCATTTTCTGATCACCCAGTAAGATGTAGTAATCTTTTGAATTGAAGAATGACTTATCATTTTGTTTTGTAAATCCACCATACTTAACAGGTCGCCTTATAAATCCAGAGGTATTATTTTCGACCACCGTAACGCTAGCAGATGTTACTTTTTTGAGTGATATACCAATAAAATCGCCAGAGGCATACAGTTCTTTAAGATCATTGGTAAATTCACCAAGCGTAGAATGTCTACTGAAATTGAAAGACGCGCCCTTCTTCACGGCCCATATGTCAGCTGGAGTCCATTTGTTTATATTGGAGAATGGTTTTGGTTTTTCTGCTTTGTTGAGGTTATTGAAGGTTGTCTCTATTTCTTTCACAAAAGAAGAACCCCTGTGAAATACATAGGTGCCCGTGAGATTTTTCTTCATCTCATTACCAATAGCAATACTAGAATCCCACCATCCTTGATCCAGTAAAGACTCTATGGTGTCGAGAGATATATCCACATCAAAATTTGCGCTATATTCACTCCATTCTTTAGATGGTATTTCATCACCCGAAGAAAAACTTTTGCCGCTGAATATCGCAGCTGCATATATGCATTGGGCACATTCTGCTGCGGCCGTTTGTGCTGCACCACCACCAGAACCCTTACCACCACCAAACATTGCAGATTTTTTTATGTCACCCAATTTAAGTTCATCACCCTTATCAGTGACAAAGACCTTTTTGAAACTACGACCAGACTTGAAAGCAGTAGCATAATCGCCGCCTTCTGCTGCTATACGAGCTTCATCATCCATCCACGAAAGTTTGACAGCGCCTTTATTTGTTTCTATGGGTGTGCCGTCCTTTACAGCCTGAACAAGCACCTCGCCTCGTAATGTGGATGATCCTTTTAGAGTGTTATTGACAACACTTAAATCAAGCATACTTTCATGCAAAAAAGACTGAATCTTATCGACATGGGGAGTGTATGATTCTGTGCGGGGGCGTAATTGCCGGACATAGTGATTGAGGTTAGACATTCAACTGCTCCATGTGTGTTATATTCTATTTATATAACATGGAACTTGATGTGTGTCAAGAAAAGAATGTTTCTAAACTACCTTGTTCCACCTTGTAGTTCAATAGCAGAAGCTCCTTGCGGTCTTTCTGATTCTCCATATAGTCTCCTACTGACCGCATAGTATAAGTCCAATCCAACTCTGCCTGTTCCCAACCATCAAACCTATCTTTTACAGATTGGTCTGCGTTATAAGAAATCATACAATCCATTCCAGACTCATTGCATTGTTTAGCAAAGAGGTCATGGTTAAATCCCTCATGCATAGACCCACGATTACCATACAAATTGTTTGAGTTCTGTTTTGTTAACTCGTAAGGTGGATCAAGATACACGAAAGTTTTAGGAGACTTCTCCAACAACACACTATAGTCTTCGTTTGTAATCTTCCAGTTGCGTATCAACTTTTGGAATGATACCAGTTTCATGATATTCTGTCTGGTGAAAGTCATCTCATGAGATGATTCGGAAAATGTTCCTGTCTCTGTTAGACCACTGAAACTATTCTTGTTTGCATAATAGAACGCAACTGCTTTGTCAAAGTCACTACTCAAATCATCATTGATAATTTCTTTCTGCTCACCAAGAATAGTCTTGGCTACATCACCGCTAACACAACTCTCTTTGATTTTCAATAGATGCTCAGACATTTCTGATCCACTACTCTGTAGTTGAGTCCAGAAGTTATAGAGTGCGGGATACAAATCGTTTACCCAGATACGCATGTCTGGATACCGCTTCGTAATCTCAATAGGCATTGAACCGCCACCCAAAAATGGTTCACGCCACTCCTCGTAGTCTCTCATGTCTGGAAGATACTCGTATAGTAATTTTGTCCACTTAGATTTACCGCCGGGATATCTAAGTGGTGTTGTTAATATTGGTGATCTCATCCAAAAAAGTCCTCCAAGCTGCCTTGTGTTCCATAACTGTCGTCAATCAACCACCCGATTTTTTCTGAGATAAATCGAAGTGGTTCAACAAATGACTTAGTGAATTGTGTATCATAGTCGATTTTGTCTACAATGTCAAGTTCGTTTGGGAATTTTGTGATGAAAGAAAATGCAGACGCTTGATAAATGTTAGGTTCCTTCAAATGGACAAATCGGATTTTTTCTCCCTCGTTTATGAGAGGATACTTGTTTTCCAACTTGTTCTTCTGAATCAAATAGTTGTGTAGTATGCCACCCTTCGTATGATTTGGTGTACCCTTTAGAAATAAACGGTCAGTACCACGAAACTTTTGTAATCCATTGCATGAACGTGGATATGCAATATCTTCTATTGGCAATGTCATGAACTCTTCACGGAAATCTTGTATGAAGGTATTCAGTTCTTTCTCATTTCCACTCATAATAATCGTGAGTGCTTCCTTCAACTTCTCTCGACATGGTGCAGGAGTGGATGACTTGACTGCTTCGATACCCATTATCTTGAGTTTGGGTTCTTTGTATCGCACACCTTCCATGTCATAAAGATTTAGAATGTATCGTTTCTTTGCAGTCCACACACCCTTGTCAGCAATGGCTTCGCGTCCCATCTCCATCTTCTGTTCGTATGCGTTGGTTACTTTAGCAAGAGCCTGATAAGACTTATCAATAAAAGGTTCCAACTTCTCTTTTGCAACCTTGTCCAAGAAATTGACAATAGTGTTAGTGTCTGTTCCCTCTTTAAACACCTTACTAACCAACCCGTCAAAAGTGATGTATACGCTGTCCGTGTCCGAGGCAATAACATAGTCCACGTTTTTCGTTTCCAAGATTTTGTTAAGATAAATGTTGATGCTTTTCTCAACCCACCGAATAGATAACTGGCCAGATGAAGTAATTGCAGTGGCAACCAGCAGATCAAAATAACGAAACCAATTGTTACCAATAGCACCATATGCGCTGTTGAGAGAAATCTTCTTCGCCATTTGGATGTTGTTGTATCGGGCAATGTCTTTAAGTAGAGACTTCTTCCCAGTGTTTTCATACTCTTGTTGAGCGTCGAGCATCCGTCTTTTATATTTGACACGATCATTATACATACCTTCCATTAGTTCTGGCAGAAATCCACGCACATCCTTGCGAAAGAATGCACCGTTAGGCGTCATGCAATACTCTGTGTCGTTCTTGACTTCACCAGCCAACATCTTATCCACCATACCCTCAACAAGTTTAGCGTCCTTGTTTACCAATGTCTCAGGTGAGATGTTGTACTGCATGATAAGATGAGGATACAGAGAGTTCAAATCAAACGACATAACCCATTTGTGCATACCCACCTGTGGGTCTTTCACATAGGCACCTTCAAACTTTTCTACCTTCTCTTTATCAGTCTTTTGAGGAATAACAATGTTCCTCTCACGCAGATAATTGTAAATTAGAATGTCCCAGTAACGCACTGTGCCAAGAACATCCGTAAAGTTGACCTTTGCATCATAAGCCATCGTCAATGCAAGTTCAATCAACTTCATCTTATCTTCTAGTTTATCGACAATCTCAACATCTTGAATATTGTATTCGATGAATGACTGGTAATCTTTGGTATACCAATCACGAAATGTTTCATATGGATTGCCACTCTTACGATCACCTAGTTCCACAAACGCAATGTGATCAAGGGTATATCGTTCTTGATTAGTATATGTAAACTTGCGATACAAATCAAGATAATCTAGTGCAGAAATACCATCCAGAGTATAGGATTGATGAGTTCGACCCATCTTGTATATATCACGAGAAAATACATTTTTCCACGGAGACAGACGTTTAACTTCTTCCTCATCGAATACGTTACGAATACGATTGCAGAGATAAGGAATATCAAAGAACTCTGTATTCCAGCCAGTAATAATATCAGGGGAATTGTTTTCCCAGAATGCTAGGAACTCTTTTAAAAGATGCACTTCACTTTCGCACAAAATGTAAGTTACATCCTCACGGTCAGTAAAGAACTCACCGATACCCCAGACATGTATGTGCCCACTCTGAAAGTTCTTGATCGTGATAGACAACATAGGTTCTGCTGCGTCTTCTGGCTTTGGAAATCCGTTCTCACACTCCACCTCAATATCAATGGTGTACATGAGCATCTGGTCCAAGTCCCAATCAACCTGTTTGGGAAACTCATCAGCAATCCAACAATAGGGATACTGTGTGTTGCCATAAACAATATCTTGGTTCTCACTATAATTATGCCATTGTTTGGCTTCCTTAATAGTTTCAAACTTATGGGGCAGAACATTCTTACCGTCTAGTGTTTTATATCCAGTTTCCTCACGAGTAGTAACTAAATCAAAAAGTGTAGGTTGGTATTTAACCCTACGACTCGTGCGTTCTCCATTCCTGACTTCACGGACAAGAATGGAGTTACCGTATTGCAATACGTTTGTATAAAAGTTCATATAAAGACTATATCAGGTTTCCGTAGATTTGTCAAGGGTCCAGTTGTCACGATTCATATACATCTTCAAAATTTCTTTAGTGATGCTACGGTCCTGACCTTTGATGAGTGGTTTTG